GCTCCGGACACTCCGCTAACTACGGGCACTTAGCGGGAAAATCAACAAACCTAAACTAATATAATTCTACCTCTAATACACTCTCTTGCCAAGTACGAGTTTCCTTATGTTTTGGCCTATGGTACTCCACATCAAGATGATTTAAACACAAAACTTCATAATAGGAGGGAAATCTTTCAGGAATGCCTTGCATTCCAATTTTAAGTAAATACTTCTGATCCTCCTTCATAAGTTCTGGGATCATTAGATCTATCATAACCTTGCCATGAACACAACAGGAAAAATTATATTCCAAGTTATATTTAAATTCTATCATGGCAAAAGCCAAGGGTTCAATTCCTAACGTATCATAAGCAAGACCTATCAACCTACTCAAATTTCTAAACACCTGACAACCTCTGTCCTTAGGAACACTCATTCTCCATTTATACTGTGCAATTGGTCTCCATGGAACTATAGGAGAAATTTCTGGAAACATCTTGTCCAAACAAAAATTCGTAGACAACACAAATTGTCTTTTTAAATATGCAGGGCCTTGGTAAATTGTTCTCACAACAGTAGAATTGGCAACAACAAAATATGATATTAAACTACTATATGTAGCCTTACGTTTCATATCCACACCATAAAATTTCCATATAAATTCTGCAAAGCCCTCTATACTAATAATATCAAGATTTCGAGGACAAGATGCTATAAAATCATCTCCAAAGAATAAAGCAATTATCCTTCTTGCTATCATCAGCATCCATATCAATTTTCTCGTATCTATATCAACAGTTGCCATAGTATGGAAAATATAAGCTAACCAATAAAAATTTATCATTATCCAAGAATTACCGTGAGATGTTTCTAAACTACCGGAAGGCATAAAACCCAAAATTAACATAAAATCTTCCAACCATCTTACAGTTTTCCCCGCCAACATCTCAGCAAGACCCTCGAGGATACATTGGAACAATAAATAAAAAGGGTCTTTATCATCCCGCTGTACCCATTGCATTGCAAACATTTGATAATATACTAATTGCATAGCTCCAATCGATGTATCTAAACCTTTTATATCTCCCTCAAAGAATTTTTGTGTTCCCTCCTTTTTCAATTTATAAGATCTATATGTAGGATCCAATGGCCGATACTGTTCCTCGTATTCATCACCCAATTCACCCCAAAGTGCATCATATTTCATTTTCGCTCCACCTTTAATCCACGATGTTCCTATTTCATTGTGAACGGAAAAATTCCTAGAACCAGGATAGATTAAATTTGCATCCTCATAATAGGTTCTTTCAATTTTTCTCATACCAAGAGGTCGTCCCCAAAATGAATCCTTATGCAATGCAAAAATTCTCCCTTTATTATCATAATCAGCTACAGCCTCAGGCGCGAGTGTTCCATCATCAATACAAGACCTATTTTCCTCTTTATATGACAATGATGTGATAAAATGTTTAAAAGCTTTTATCACAGGCACTACACCATCTTTAATCATTTCAGCAGCATCAACCATAAAATTTCTAAATTCTCTAATAATAGACATCATAGCTTGATTTTTAGTTGGATGTTTGGTAAATTCAAAAGTATTATAACCAGTATTAATTTTTGGAAGGTCAGGCCAAGCATCAAAACCATTCTTTTTATTACCAAAAGGAATCAAATTTATATCATTGGGTTCAAAATACCATTTAACTTTCTTCTTAGAACGAACACAATAATTATAATAATAATTAAATGCATGGTGAACACAATCGAAATTAAAATCTTTTCCTTCTTTTAAACCAGGTTTTAAAAGAAGGAAAAGATTTTGGAAATTTTTGCAATCTTGAGCTCATAACCCTTTGTACATGATATACCACGTTAGTCACATAGGGA